AGACGCATGCAATATAGATGGCGTTGTAGCTCTAGAGAGGCATACGGCGTTTGTTGTTTGATGTTTCCATACGCACACGTTAAATTACCAAAGATACAGAAAATAATAGATCACTATCAAGGTAAAGTGTTTGATGGTAAAGTAGTAGATCTAGATAGTTATAGAAGGGCGATGAGTATAGAATGAAAGTAAAACAAGAAGATTACGAAGATATTTACTGGTGTATTGTAACTGATCAAGTGCCAGCTGAACTTATAAATGAATACTTTCAAGACAAAAATTTTTATGAATATTATAAGGAGAAGAATAAATGAGAAATAAAATATTTGAATATAATCCTAGCACCGGTGTTATGCGTTGGAGGTACGAGGACGAATCGCACGATGACTTTGGCTGGCCTAACTATGGTCGTATATTAAAGACTAAAAAAGAAAATTGGTCTAAGGGTTATAATAAATGGAAGAAGAGTATGAAGAAATGACTGTAGGATATGGAATAGGTATGTTGGGGTATAACTTAATCTGTTTAATTATAGGTCTTGCGATAGCTTATTACGTGATAAATAATTATGATGGAAGATAAAGATTTAGACGAATACAACAGTATTGGTAAACCGATAAAGTGGAGTACTAAGTATTCCTATGTCACTGGTACACGGCACGAGGACCACGGATCACGGACCTATGATGTAAATGGTGCTAGACTTCCGTCCGTTACTACTATATTAGGCGCTACCAAAAACCAACAATTTTTAAAAGAATGGAAGGCCAAAGTTGGAGAAGCAGAAGCAGACAGAATCAAAAACGTATCTAGTAAACGGGGCACTAGTATGCACAAATTCTTGGAACACTATATTACAGGAACTGGGTACGATGATCTTACAGAGATCGGACAAAAGGCGAAAGCCATGGCCGAGAAAATTATTGACGTGGGTCTTACACCGGTCGAAGAGATTTACGGCTCGGAAGTCACGTTGTATTATCCTGGGCTTTACGCTGGGTCTACTGACCTGGTTTGCTTACACAATGGTTTAGAGACCGTTGTAGATTTTAAACAAGCTAACAGACCGAAGAGAGAAGATTGGATTGAAGACTACTTCATGCAGATTGGAGCATATGCCATGGCCCATGACTATGTCCATCAGTCAAACATACAACAGGGTGTAATAATGGTATGTACACCTGACCTATATTACCAAGAGTTTAAAGTTTCTGGGGCTGATTTAAGGTCTTGGAAACACAAATTTCTCAAACGATTAGACATGTATCACGAGTTACAGTTTGATGAAAAAGAAAGAGCAAAGGTAAACGTCACGAAAGAAGACTTTGAACAGAAAGAAAACGAAGACTATTTAAAAGAGTTGAAGGAGAAACTATGAACGATAACTTGTTTAGAACGCTTCTAAGAAGATACGAAGCAGATGTGGAAGATGCCTTGTACAAAATAAATTCTTTGAATAGTAACAACATGATCATTCCGGAGCATATAGACATCACGGGTGAAGTTGACAAATTGTTACTAAAAATTTCAGAGACTGAAGGAAAGTTGTCTGCATTAAGGCAACATTATGTCAAAAAAGAGGCAGACTAATGCGACCCCTAGGGTGTCGGCAGGGTGTCGGCAGGGTGTCGGCAGGGTGTCGCAAATTTTGAACAAAGTGCGAACATTGCTGATTTAGCCCAAAATGAACGAATTTTGCGACCTTTGCGACACCCTTGCGACCCCCTTGCGACGGGGGGGGTGTCGCAGCTATTCGTCAATAATACCAACACTTCTAGAGCAAAAAGGTAACTTTGCGACACCTCAAAGTTTTTTTTATTTTTTTAGCGCAAAAAAAAAATTTTACTCTTTTGGGTGTCGCAAGATCAAATGTGTCTAAAATGTGGCAGGTAGACGTAGTATGTTACATGTGATAATAAAATTTTATGCCTAGGAAAAGACGAAAAAGAATTGCAACTGACGGCGCTCCCGATATACCTTATCCGAGAGTCCGAGTGGAGTGGATTGACTGTGTCAGTGACTCGGGCTGGGCTACCGACAAAGAGTTTGACAAGATGAAGTTAGCACGACCTGTCAACGAAGGTTGGTTGTATTCTAAAGATAGTAAGTCAATAAAACTATTTGCGTCTTACGATAAAGATGAAAACGAAATTACTTTTGGGGATCGGACGATGATTCCTCGGGCGTGGGTAAAGAAGATTCAGAAGTTGTAGATGGAGTTACATCAATTATCTGTGCGTAGTCGTCTAATATTTGTTTCATCTTTGCTTCTAGTTCTTGTTCTGATAGGTCCTCTAGCTTTCCTGTTTTTATTATTTTCCTATCTATGTATAGCCCTGCTGCTTTGCCTCGGTTTGCTTCCGCATTCACTGCTGAAGAGAATGATCCTTTTTTCAAAGCGGCTTCTCTAAGTCTTGCAAGTTCTGCAACGTGACCTTCATAGGTCACCTCATGTTTTCGTAATCTTTCTTCTCTCAGTTCTCCCATATACTTGACTACAAGTGGAGATAGTTTTGGGTTTGTTAGTTCTGATCCTTCCTGTCTAGCTCTATTTGGACTGTATCCAGCTTTGATAGCTGCCTCTGTTTTAGTCATAGGCCCGTTCTCATCACCGTATACGTAGTGTTCGGCAAATCTCATTTGCATTTCTGTAAGTCTTTTTGGTAAACCCATAGTTGACAATTTAAGGTAACATTGTTATAAAGTCAAGTATGGAGAAAGGAAGTAACGATTTGGAAGAAAGAATAAAAATGCTAGAGATGCAGAAAAAGTTTATGCAACATAAGTTACGTCAAGCTGGTGCTAGAATTAAAGACTTAGAAGCTATCAATGAAAGTCATCAAAAATTAGTTGGTAGTCTTATGGCTGACAAGAAGCCATCACCTTGGAATGATACAGAGTAATGTTTGTTAAACATCTACAACAATACTTAGATCAATTTACTGACGGCAAGAAAGGAAATGCAATATCAAACGCACGTATCTACATGCAGGTCAATAATCATCTCGAAGAAATTAAAAGAATTGAAGTGCAAGAGTCAAATATAATTGGACAAAATTCTATTCGTGTTGTATTAAAACCTACTAAGGAAAAGATAATTATCGCTCCAACCACACCGGAATAGAAAGCACTAGTTACCTTGAAACCTGAGCGAAAATTATATGAAAAACTTAAAACAAATTGTAACAAAATCTCGTGGATTAGACTTGAAAATCTTAGCTTATCCGGCACTCCTGATCTACTGGGTTACAATGCTAACAGCCACTTTTTTACAGTTGAACTAAAAGTTACGAAGAGTAACAAGATACGATTTAGTCCACACCAAATTGCGTTCCATATCAAACATCCTAACAATACATTTATCTTAGTAGAGCACCTCGGTCAAAGGTCCGTGAAACTTTTTCCAGGATCAATGATCAAGGAGCTTGACGCTTGTGGCTTGGCGCTTGATCCTTTGTGCTTGACGCTTGATGCTTGTTGCTTGTTTCTTTCGGAGCTTGGCGCTTGATGCTTGGCGCTTGGGCCTTCTCTAATGCTTCCCGGATCTTCTTCATCTCTTTCCAGTATAGTGGGCTTTCATATGTCATAAATTTCTTCCAGGTAATCATTGAGACCAATGTTATCCACGAAGTTATATTCGTAATAATCTCCCCACCAATAACCCTCTACTTTTTTTGTTTGTAAGTTCACCCATATGTTTGGACCACCACCAGCAACCATGAGCCTTGCTGACTTATAGGTTTTATCTTTGTGTGTGATCCATTCTATATCATAGACGTCTTCCATGAAATCTGAAGCTGGACACACTCCTATTGTTTCCTTGTCTGCCTTTTTTAATTCATCGCTGATACTTTCAGCGATGTGTTTGCACTGATCACGAAGCTGCTGTTCACAATCCGTTAGTTTTTTTACTGCACTCATATCTTTCTCCTTTGTTATGCACCGTATCCTATATTATCAAGCATGTCAAGCGTCAAGTTAGTTCTCTAAAAAGATTTTCGCTTGACGCTTTGACCAGCACTGGGAGAGAACATAACTAGATAACTAGTATATCGGCGACCCCTCATCCCAGCCTAGATCGCGCTCGTTGCTGATCCCAGGTCTCGATACACACTCTCACCGGCATCTAGTGTGCCTAAAGCCGGATGTATTTGCTCGAGACCAGGGATCAGTGTTTACTCA